GTGGGCCGAGGCAGTAAAAGACCACCGAACGCACGAGTATAGCTGGAAAGACATTATCATGGATGCCGCTAAGTTCATCGGATGGCATGTAGTACTCAAGCAACCAGTCGGTGAGTGGGACTGCTCTGACTTTGTGACCAGGTACTTACTAGCAGCCAATGCGGCAGGCCCTTTAGGGGAACTAGCTAAAGACCCGTCTACCGTATCGCCTAACGACTTGGGTAGGGCGTTTCATGTCTCATGACTCGGAGACCCGAACATAGTGAGTGGGAAGAAGCTGAGACCGCAGGATATACGAGACCCCATAGACTTTATCACAGCCTTCTGTACACATCCAGATGGCACACATGTAGTACCTCATCAAGCACAGATAGACATAATCAGGGCCTTTGCTAACGCGAACAAGTTCATTGAGCTACTAGTAGAGGCAGGCAGGCAGTTAGGGAAGTCGGTAGGCTTGGCGTGGTTGATCTGCTGGTACATGGTGACTTATCCTAACAGCAAGGTCTACGTGGTAGCTCCCTCACTAGATCAGGCCAGGATTATTTACGACGAGGCCACACGTCAGTTCGAGAGTGGAGTGTTGCGTGTTCTATTGAAGCGCAAGCCAGTGGACTTTCCTTTTCCACACTTAGAACTGATAAATGGCTCACACCTGCATGGGAGGGGTGCGAACTCTCCTAAGTACCTACGCGGCAAGCCTGTACACCTCTTGATAGAGGATGAGTCGGCATACTTCAAGGAAGGCATCCATGCAAGCACCATCGAGCCTATGTTTGCTGTCACCTCTGGAATGGAGCACACTGGCATCATACGTATCTCGACCCCATTTGGTGAGGGAGAGTTCGACGATGCAGTACAGCGTAGCAAGACGGTAGAAGATGGGCGGTACTTACATTTCACAAGCTATGACAACCCTTATGCTAACAAGGAGTTACTTGATAGCATTAAGCAGAGGTACGGTGAAGACTCTATCCTATGGCGCACAGAGTACATGGCGGAGTCAGTGGGTAATGAGTTAGCAGTATTCGACCCAAGGGACATCAAGTGGGCCTATGAGAATTATCCATATGTCAACCAGTATGGCAGCATACTATACCCCGCTAAACCGCGTAGAAATGGACAGTACGTGCAGGGGGTTGACCTGGCTAACCGAAGAGATTACTTTGTATCCACGATACTTGATACAACCAGCGAGTTACTTGCCGTACAAGTCAGGCACAACAGGCAGAGACAGCTTGGGTATGCAGCATATAAGGCCACTATACGGGATAACTACCGACAGTATAACAGAGCTAGAACACTCATTGATAGTACGACCCTTGGAGAGTCCGTGGTTGAGGACTTACGCGATATCAATGCTGAGGGTTACAGCATCTCTAGCAGCGCAGCCAAGTATGATCTGACACATGGGCTAGTGAGGGCCTTAAACGAGCACTCTATAGCCATACCGTTTGTGAGGGAGCTAGTAGACGAGCTAAGGAACTTTCAGTACGAGCTAACCCCAAGTAAGGTACTCAAGATGGAGGCCAAGACGGGACATGACGACTACGTGATATCCCTGGCCCTGGCGAACGAGTTAGCGTCAAGGCCCACATACACAGGCTTCTTCTTGGGCGGACTCAAACCATCTATCCCTGTTACCTCTACTGGGGGGTATGGGGGAGACCCATTTGCTGAGCTATTTGCGCACGAAGCAGAAGTGATACATGGCTAACATACTACAGAAGGCTCTGGCTGGACTCCAACCTAACATGCCTACTAGATATAGGTCTGCCGGTAAGACTCCACCACAAGGTAGAGGCACACTAACGGGCTTCACCCTTGGGGTTAGCCCTCTGTGGGGTCAGCCATATCCAGAACAGGTAGCTCAAGATGCCTCTGGACTCATATCACGACAAAGGATGCGTGAGGTAGTACTAAGGACTCCAACGGCAGCCGCCTGTATGAACGCCATCCTAGACTTTGCTGGTAGTGTCAAGATAGACATACGCAATGTAGACCCAAGCATGGAAGTTCCCAAGGTACGGGCCAATCGCGTTAGGCGCATTATGAGACAGCCTAATCCTAATCAGACCACTAGACAGTTCATGCTAACTCTGATGCGAGACATAATCACCTTTGGATACGGTGCAGTAGAGTTGGTGGAGACTGGGGATGCTGACAGGCCAGTAGAGATGTGGGTGATGGACAGTGCCAGGCTCAGGATAGACTTTAACGAGCACGGCCTGATACGCGGGTATGACATGCTAAACGCCAGGGGTGCTCCCATCATCAATCCAGAACAAGGCATTAACTCTTCCAACATCTACCAGCCGCCCGTGGGCATGAACATGGGCGTGCAGTCTAACTCAAGTATCCCTAGCTACATGGACAGCACGGGGGAGTATAATGCGGCCTTTGGTAGTAACCTGCACGGTTGGGAGTCTAATGAGGTTATCTTCTTCTCGCTCAATCCCATATCAGAGTCTGTGTATCCTCACTCCCGTATCGTCCAACTCTTCACGGCAGCTATCCTAGAGGACATGATGATGCAGTTTATCAGTGAGCGTTTCACTGATAGCAACATCCCCTTTGGTGTGTTCGATTTGGGGGACGTGACTGAGACTGAACTAAGGATAGCTATAGACAACTGGAACTCTCAAGGCAAGATGGGCAACCGCATCCTCATGACGGGCAGTAAGGGGTCGGGTAGTAAGTGGACTCCGTTTGGGTATCACCTCAAGGACTTAGAGGCTGTACACCTCCTGCAAGAGCTACGCATGAAGATCATGGGCATTATGGGGGTCACCATGCAGGAGCTAGGAGAGTCCCAGGATATTAACAAGTCCAACGGCTACAACCTGAGCTTCACATTCAAGAAGCGCGCAGTAGAGCCGTTGCTGGAAGAGATAACCCAAACGCTTACTAGGAGACTCTTGTGGGACAGGCTAGGCTATACCGACCTGGAGCAATACTACGAGGAGATAGATAGTAGGGACGACTTCCTCATGAGCCAGATAGACAACCAGTACGAGCGGTTGGGCATCTACAAGATTAACGAGATACGTAACAGGAAGGGCCTGACGAGCGTAACTGGTGGGGATGACAACATGGTGTTTACGGGGGCCTCTTGGATACCGATAGACATGTTGAGGAAGATGGCAGAGGAGTTGATAGCGGTGGAGGAGGCTAGCACAGCAGTAGCCAGCACGGGTCCAGAGGGTGCAGAGTCGGTCAGGGTACACAGTAACGCTCCTAACAACATGCCAGGAGAGCCTGGTTCAGGTGGTACTAATGGGCACAGTATGGGAGCAGCAGCTAAGTTAGGACAGACACTTACAGGACGGAGACAATAGGGTGTCAGACTTGTACATTCATAAAATACTAAACTGGCCTAGAGTTTGGGGACAATACCCCAGGATGCCATACTGGAAGGCAATTTCAGCCGCAGAGAGACGTGCCGCTCAGACGCATTGTGGTCCTCACGAAAGTTACCCACTAGGTCCTGAGTGTACTCATGTATCGGCGGCGTTTACGTTAGCTATGAGTGGTCATGGGAGTCCATCTATGAGTTGTATCAAGAGCTACGCCAGGTCTCATGGGTGCTCAGTACCTCCCTCCCAAAAGGCAGTAGGTTGGGGGTCGACTGAGTGGAGACTTCTTGATAGGAGTATAACGTGAGCATCACAGTAGACGAGGCACTAGCGTATATATACAGACGCATAGGCAAGACCGCCCCTATAGCCAAGTCCATGAGTATGGAGCACAACGGCCTCATAAAGTCATTCGTGCGGGACGACGGTACGGTAGGCATAGAGGGCTTCATATCTACCCCCAAGCAGGATATAGAGAAGGACATCTTAGAGCCAGAGGCCTTTAGTGGAGATGCCCTTACAGCCTACATGCAAAGAGGAGCACCCATCTCAACCGAGCATAACACCAGGGACTATCCCGTTGGGTATGTCACCAAGGCCATGCTGATAAGAGATAGTGAGGTCTTACAGGAAGAGTTAAACCCCAAGCATGACTTTAGGGGCTTTCAATTCTACAATGGCGGTACTGGATGGTACGGCTCGGCAGTGATCTATGAACCAGATGCAGCTAGAGCCGTAGTGAGGGGCACGGTAGGCAGCTTCTCGTGGATAGGTATGCCGAAACTGTGGAACGATATTCCAGGTGGAGGCAGGCACTTTAAGCAGGCGGGCGGTATTAACCCATTGATTGAGGTGACGGTTACTGCATACCCAATCAACACGGCGGCCACTATGCGTATAGCCAAAGCGCGTGGAGCATTGCCGACTACAACCTTGTCTGATTTGGCTATGTTAATGTCGATGGATGATGGTATAGCGGAGGACATTATCCAGTTGCTTGCTCCTGGCATCAGTGAGCGGGCACAGAGTGCTTATGCTGATGTGCTTACGTTGGCTTCATTACCAGCAGGGCATAAGGTACACGATTACTTTAAGGAGTAATGATTAATGGCAGACGACGTAACGCAGGGCAGCGGCTCTGCTGACGACATGCTTCAAACACTCCTGCTCTCTGCTGTTGATAAGGCAGCAAAGCGGGAAGCTCAAGACGCACTTGAGAAGGGGTTTGTAACCAGGAAGGATATCAACCTGGCACTAGCGGCCTTTGGGGAGGACTTGCAGACCAAAATAGTAACGAGCGTACAAGAGATGCTCATGCCCAAGGTAGAAGAGGCTGTACAAAAGGCCACGGCTGTAGCTGGTGATCGAAAGTCCACCATAGCTACCCCAGAGGACGAGAGAGAGACCGACCCTATAGCCTACCTACTCAAGAAGGGCAAGGACGTAGGGCCTGATGCCTATGATGATGTGGATAAGCGTTTAATTTGGGGCCTGACCTATAAGGCATTGGGAAGAGGCTTAGAGTTTGTTGAGGAGGACGAATAATGCCACTCGCTACAGATCAACTCATTAAGAAAGCCACGACTCTCCAGACCAACCTCCAAAGCTTAGTCCCTCAAATATGGGCAGCTTACATGGAGCTTAACCTACGTAGACGTGCGGTACTAGAGCAGTCCTTGTTGGTTAACACCGACCTGACTGTTCCCAATGCAGGCGACAAGGTATACATTCCAGCGTTGCCCGACATTGCAATAGCCGACTCACTAACTGAGGGTACGTCTCAGACAGCTACGACATTATCCAACGCAGCTAGTGTTAACCTGACACCTGCTGAGTTTGGTAAGATGATAGCGGTTACACGTAAGGCTCTCGATAGAATTAAGTACGACGGCATGGCAGCTATCGTTGATCGCCTGGCGTACTCTATGTCTATCCGTATCGAGACCAATATAGCGGCTCTCTACAATGCGACTGCCAACGCTGCACTGCCTAACTCACAAGTGGCCTTCGGTGGCTCTACACTTACCACCATCCCTAGCCTTTATCCAAACGGACACGCCTCTGGGTCTATTGTTGCTGCTGATGTTATGTCGTCTAGCATATTGGCACAGGCTGTAGCTAAGATGCAGCAATACGACAACGTGCCATTCCCCGATGGTAACTATTGGCTGTTCACTACCCCCGATGCGTTCTCCAGCCTAATCAAAGACACCGACATACGACAGGACTTGCGATTTGCTGCACCAGAGCGTCTGCTCAATGGCGATCAGGGCGTTCTCTATGGTATGCGTATCATCCTGAGTAACTACCTCCCAGGCGCAACGGGTAACACGGCCATCACTGAGAACTCTATCTCTGTGGTGAAGTCGTTACTGGTGGCCCCTCGATGGGCAGCCATAGCGTATAAGCGTAGACCCGAAGTAATTATCGACCCCACGTTGTACGACTTGGGTAGATATCGCCAGTTTGGGGTGCTTGCAGATTTTGACGTGCAGCTTTTGCACCCCGAAAGAGCACTCACGATAACCACAGCCAAAATCTTCTAATAGCTTGTAGAGCCAATTTACACTGTTCTGTTTGTTCTAATGTAGTTTGCTGCACTTTCAAGTACGCCGAGGTTGTCTTTAGCTCTGCCGATCAACTGATTACAGTTGCTACAAAGCAGCCCCCGTACTTGACCTGTAGCATGGTCATGATCTACTGCAAGGCTCTTAATGCCGTATTGGTTGGTTGCAGTTTCAAACTCATGACAGATAGCACACCTACCACCCTGTTTAGCTAACAGTGAGTTGTATGCCTCTATGGTAAGACCATACTGCTTCATATGGTGCTTTTTATCATAGGACTTTATATCGGGTCTTGTACGGAATTTCTTCCTTTGTTCTTTATCACACTCTGGACAGATTAGTGCTTTCCCAGAAGGTCGGTAACTAGCTGTCTTATAAACCCTATCAATATTGTGTATGGGACAGAGCAATGGTTTAGTATAACTCATATAACCACCTATAACTGAAACTTTAATAGCGCGGCGACCTAATTAAGCTATCTTTAGTATACCACAGTGAATGGCCTGTGGCAAACCTCGACGTGAAGATCACTCCCCCGATGGTTGGTGACCTAACGAAAACCGAAAGGAACATCATGAACAAAGACCCATTTTGTCGTGCACTCTCCAACGAAGAGTTAATGCAAAGGCTTATCCAAATCTTTTCTAGCGGCGGTAGAGGTTCTTACCCTAGTGCAGCTAGAGCTAGTGAGGCACTGGCAGCCTTAGCTGAATTGATTAGGCGTTTGGATACCAAGTAAGATGGGAGGGTCAAGATGACCTGGACTGCAACTCCATATTGCCAACGGGCAGATATTGTCCTGGCTCTTGACCCAAACCTGACTAGCACCGACTTCACATTCATAGATCAGCTTATTCCTTTGGCGCAGGCCGATCTCGATAGGGAAATTGGGTATGCCTTTCAACAAGACGGCACGGCTAACTCTCCAGCCACTCGACTCTATGATGGCACAGGAGACAACTGGCTGTGGATAGACGACCTGGTAGCGGTTGACACCCAACCAGGGGCCATCATAGAGACCTACCAAAACATCTCATTGGTCAATGGAGTCATCTGGCAGCTAGGCAGCACGACCACCATAGACATCACGGCTGACTGCATACTCAAGCCTAATAACTACTTAGCGTTGGGGGTGCCTGCTCATAAGCTGGTGCGTAAGTCTGGGCTTTGGTTTCAGGCGG